GGTGATCCTCCTGCCGGTCCCCCTGCATGAACCCGAAGATGTGCATAAGGGCATGGTTCAGGTGATCCTCGACGGGAAGGCTCTTCCATCCCTCCGTCGTGCGGCCCTTCTCCCTTCCCTCCTGCAAGACGCGTGCCAGAGCAAACAGCGCGTCCGGGCAGATGAGATCAAAGGCTACGTCAATCCTGCTCTGCTTCCCGTCCGGAGTTTCGGGGCAGCTCGGGGATAACCCCCTTACCGTGTTTCGCTTCATATCTCTTCCTCCACGATCCTTTTATTACCCTGTTCTGGGAAAGTACCAGACCTACCTTCTTGCGGAACGCCTCTACGTGGTTCTTGTTGAAGCCAAGGACGGAGGACACCGTCTTCCAGCTCCCCCATCGGATCCGGAGGAGCTGTAGCCGCTCCTTGGAGTCCTTTCCGGGGTACCGCTGCAGGACCTGTACCAGCCTGTCAAATCTGTTCTCCGGGGGGGTGCGGGGAGTGAGCAGGTTCTGCTGCTGGGCGTACCTCCACGCCCTCTCGCTGCTCACTCTCAGCATCCTCCCTATCTTGGCGTACGACATCCGCTTGTCTCTCAGAAGGTGCCGCATGGCGTCTCGGGGATCCCGGTCTGGAAACCAACTGCGCAACTGATCCTCGATCTTGGACATCGAACTACCACCTCCTGTCTATCATGTCCTCCTCGCTCGTCCCTATGTATACGACCGGCACGGAGTAACGATTCTCTATCTCGCGGATGAACTTCTTCGTCTCCCCGCTCAGGAGGAAGTAGTCCTTCACCCCATAGTCCGACCAGTTGACGTAGTTCGCGAACTGGAGGCATAGCTGGGTAGGCCCGCACGTCCGGACGAACGCATCCATCCGGGACCAGCAGAACTCGAATACCCGGCGTGGAAGCTTGGTCGTAGTGGTCATCTCTATCAGGGGAGTGGGAGCGCCGCACCGGTTCCGCACCAGGTCCCACGTGATCTCGGGGGATTCCGCGTAGGGACCGCTGCTCCCGTCGCGGTTATTGACGCGGATCGGGTACGGACGCAGGACTCCGATAATGTCTCCGCACAGGAGAGGCGATACCCCTGCTTCCGCCATCGCCATTGCGGGGTGGATCATCTTGCTCGTGCAGTAACGGGGGTCGATGCCGTGCTCCAGACACAGGTCAAATCCCTGCGTCATCTCGTGCAGGATGGTTTCCCCGTCGACGAGCGCACGATGAATGTATCTCACTGTGTCCCCCGTCATCCGCTCGAACTGGCGCACCGACCCTATGAACACCACGTCGGGGCTGCGCCGCAGCTTCTCCACCCTTGCCTCCCCCACACCCTGGTTGGTTGACCCGATCTTCAGCAGCCCTTCTTCCTTCTCCTTCCGGATGTGGGAGGACTTGATGACGACGGCCCTGGGATTGATGCAGACGCGGTCCGGGTCAATCCCGTTCTCCTCCAGCTCCCGCAGGAAATTGTACGGGAGGAACACGCTCGACGGTCCAAGCATGACCAAGGGCCTGTGCTCGGCGATGCACGACACCGGGAGATGGTAGGTGACGTGCTTCACCCCGTTCAGGTAGGCCGTGTGTCCCGCGTTCGGGGACGCGGCCATGGAAATGACCCCGGGCTTGTGCTTCTGCGAAAGGTATAGGGCCAGCTTTCCCTTTGACTCGCTACCTGCCTGTGCGCCTATAACGATATTAAAGCGGCCACTTCTCATATTTTTCCCTTTGCTCCTTTCTATGGTGGATAAGGTGGCATGTACCACACATTACATCCTTTCCGGGGGGATATCCAGCTTTTCTCAACCCACTGTAATAATGCCCCCCACTTCCAAGCTTCTGACGTTCTTCTTTTCCGTCCCCATTTTTATGGTGTAGAACAAGCGCATCTTCTCTACTCTCTCCGCATTCAACGCATACCCCCAAGCTTCTGACGTTCTTCTTTTCCGTCCCCATGTAGGAAACGGGCAGATCTCCCACCTGTTCCCCCTTATGCTTCCCGAACGGGACCACCACCTCACCGTAGTCGCCGTCAATCCGGTTTGTGCTCATTGATGATCTCCTTTGTTATCCTCTCTGCCAGCACCTTGCCGATGCCGGGAACGCGCCTCCATTCCCGCTCCGTGGCCAGAACCATCTCCAGCACGGAGCCGAAATGCTTGGCCACTTCCCTGCTCTTCTGCCACCCGATGCCGGGCAACTCCGCCGCCACCCTCCTGACGAGAGGAGCCTTTACCAGTTCCACCGACCCGTCCCCTGCCCGGTTCTGCTTCACCAGGCCAAGGTGCGCCGTGTGCTCGTCCCAGGACTTGTTATTCCACCACCCGTGCAGCATGCTCACTACCTGCACCGTCTCGCGCCTGGTCCCGCTGTAGAACACCATCACCCCCGTACGCACCATGAGAGTGTGGAGGAAGCCCAGCACTTCCCTGGCCATGAACCGGCGAGATCCGAGCTGGACCGGGACCCACCCCTGCCCGCTGCGTTCCTCCAGCATGCCGTCAGTCGGGTTGAACCTCCACAACCCCTCCACTATTATGTACACGTAATGATAGTTGTTGACCAACCCTACAAGCTGATGACCGGCAAGGCGTCCTGTGCTGATGCTGTTGAGCAGGTCCTTTATCCCCTTACGTTCGATGCCGATTGAGACGGGTTCGTCCTCGGGTCCGTTACCCAAGAAGGCATAGTCACCATATTCCAACCTGCCGATTACAGTGGGTATCCCAGGGGGGAACAAGGACGCCAATTCTACGCTGCCTTGCCTCTCATCGATCTGTATCACTGATGGTTCCCTCCTGTTGAACATGGGGACATACCCCTCCATTGATATACTTTCCTACGTTACAGTTAAAGCACAGAACTTGATATCCGGGGGGGTATCCTCTATCCTTCAACCACTTATATACAGCTGTACTTCCGTTTAATTTATTTTTCCTCCTCATCTCATTCCCGCCCCCATCTATATGATCCAGGGTTAGAAACGATAGGTGAGTCTCCCCACAGCAGGAACAAAAAATACCCCCATACGCCTCGAAAGTCTCCTCTTTCAGACCTTGAGCTACCTTAGCCCTGTGGGATTTGCAATAGGCCCTGTTTTTCTCAAGTCTTAGGGGGTCCTGCTTAGCCTTTTCCCTGCTTTTACGGGAGTACTCAGCCATTTTTTCGGGGTTTCTTAGCTTCCACTCGCGTAATCGTTCCTTTTTAGTCATGACCAATCTTTCTCAGTGGTTTCAGGGAAAACTAGTGTAGCAAGAGTGGTAAAATTTGCCATATCGTTCAGCAAATCCAGACCCGCCACCTCAGGAGATTGTCTACAGTCCTTCACATATAAATGGAAGTTATTGTCCTCGTCGCGCCACAGCCTCACGTTCACCTGCACGAGGAACCCGGTGTCGCTGAACCCGCTGCGCTTCAGCTGCCCGGTGCGCTTGTCGTTCACGTACTCGTCCTTCATCTTGTGCAGCAGGATAAGGTTCTTTCCGCTGGCGTACGCCTTCCTGATCAGTTCCCTGTACTCCGCGTTGACGGGTCCGTAGTGGTACGGCATCACCTGCGTCAGCTTGCCGAACCTCGCCATACGCAGCAGCTCCCACACCTCCGTGGCGGTGTCGAGCACGACGGTGCGTATCTCCGGCGCATCCATGGCGGCGATGTACTCGCGCTTGAACTTCTCCCACAGGAGCACCCAGTTCTCGGGCGTGTTGGTCATCACGTTGCCCAGCCTCCTGTAGTCGGACACGTAGATTTTCTTCTTCCCGGCGAACTTGTGGACCACCCCCTCCATCCCCGTATCGAAGTCGAAGACGGCCAGGGGTCCGGGAGCGGTGAGGGCGAAATGCGTCTTCCCTTCCTTCTCCAGGGCTTCCACGCCCACCAGAATTCTCAACTTTACCCCGGTATCGGCCTCCTTGAAGCCCGTACCGGCGAGTTTACTCGGTATTGTCACTTTATACCCACCCCTTTCTCTTGGCGTGATTGTACAGCATGTTCCAGGTTTCCTCGATCTCCGTGCTTGAGAACCGCAACTCGTAACACCAGTACTCCGGACCGCTGTTGCGGTAGTCCCCGTTCACGTACAGGACGTGCAGGTCGCATTCGGTGGTGAGACGGTCGAAGAATACTGACACTCCGTACAAGTACCCCTTTATCTGCGTCATCCACCGCCAGTTGTCCTGCGGGTCCCTGTTGCTGCTCATCCAGGTCAGCTTGTACTCGCACAGCTTCCACGGGTCCAGGCATATCCCGTCCGGGGACATGGGGATCCCGTCCACCACGATCTCTCCGACCCGGATTATTTCCGGACCGGAAGGGTCGGGCTGCATCGCCCTCTTCTTGAACTCCGCCTCCAGGGTCCGCTCCCATATGAAGCCCATCTCCATCCGCAGGTTGGGTACTCCCCCTTCCTTGGAGAAGGAGTCCATACCGCTGGACACGGCGATGTCGCTGTATATGTCAGACAGATGGATGCCCAGGGTGCGGTCACTGGGTTCGGGAGGGAACGTATCCTTCTTGTACTTGTTTATCAGCACGGGGACCTCCGCGTCAGCTGGTCAGAAGCGGGGCAGGAAGGATGTGCATACCCTCCTGCCCCCCTCTGTGCGCACAGAAACTACTAGAGGGAAAGCTTCCCCTTGTCGTACGTCCACGACCCGGACGACAGGAACTCACCCTTGAAGGCCACCTGCATGATCTGGGCCTTCTTCGGGTGGGAAGCCAGCTTCTTGAAGAGCAGGGCGGGGAGCTGCGCCTTGGCCACCCCGTCCGGGTTCTCGGCCAGGATTTCCAGCACGGCTGCCGACGCGACCTCGGTGAGATCCTCCCCCTCCGCAGCGGGAGCCTTCTTCGGGGCAGACGCGGGGGCCTTGGCAAGCGCCTTCGGGGCGGAGGCCTTCTTCTCCCACGGGAGCTTGATGATCTTGTCGGCGACGAGGACCGTCTGCTCGATGACGTTGCCCTGGGCATCCGTCCTCTTGGTCAGTCCCTTGCGCTCCGGGGCGGGGACCCTGACGAAGTGGGCCTCCATGCCCTCGAAGATGGTGATGTCGTCCCCGATCCTGTCCTCGGGGAACCCGCTGTTGACGATGGACTCGAGCAGGAGAGCCACGTTGCTCTGGCGGTTGAGGCTCGTGGCGCGCCCGATGGCGACGAGGGTCTTGCCGTCCTCGCTGGGCTGCCAGTCGGTGGCCTTCCCGCAGGACCAGTTCTGCGACACCTCGCTCCCGTCCTCTAGCTGCAGGTCGAACCGGCACGACGGGACCGCATTCCCCTTGCCCTGGTAGTCGAAGATTTCGAACCGGGCCTTCTTCACCGTCGCGTTGACGTCGTCCAGAAGGCCACCACCCTCCGTGAATCCGCTGGGTCGAAGGATACTCATTTCATTTACCTCCATTTGGTAGTTTGTGGGCACATACCCCACCGTTAATATGTTTGCTCAAGTTACAGTTGGCACACAGCACTTGTAACCCATCTGGGTACCCGTTCTCCACCAACCACTTATAGAACCCCACTCCTGATCCTTTGGTCCTACCTAACTCTTTTCTCTGTTTTCCACCACCCCCTTCTATATGATCTAAAGTGAGAAATGATAATTCAGTTTCCCCACAACAGGAACACTTTCCCCCACCATACACTGCCATAACCAATTCTTTTAACGTTCTTCTATTCTTTTTGTGGCTCTCTCTGCACGAGGCGTTGTATTTATCCCTATTTTTGTCTCTCCACCTTCTCGTGTATAAGGTGTTTTTTGTAGTATTTTTCCTTTTCCAGTTCTTTATAGCTTTCTTAGTACTGAGTTTAGACACTGTATGGGTCCTTTGGTATCAGGTTTATCCTCTTAGCTGCCTGAATGAACCAGTTTTGGAACAACCCCCTGTACTTGGACGAGAACCACTGCCAGTGGTCGTCAAGAATAAACGTTTCGCAAAAGTCATCCGGTGCTCTCATTCCTCTACCACACGCCTGTACAATGGCCTGTGCTGTCAAGTACATGCCGTAGTCGGGGTCTATTTTGGTCCTGGCCTTCATTACTTCACTTCTGCCGTCAGGGAAAGGTAGTTTGCCCACCACCTGCCAGCGGCATGTATTGTACGGGAAGTCGAACCCCGTCACCACGCTGGGGCTGACCAGTATCTTCGGTTCCGTGGACTCCTTGAATCTCTCCACTATAAGGTGCGTCGTGTCGGAGTCGTGGGTCATCATCCGGCTCTTGTGGCTGCTCGTGTGATAGATCCTCTTGCACCTGTCGTAGGAGACGGCATGGATGATCCCCTTCGTGTCGGGCCTCGCAGCGCAGATCTGCTCTATCCGGGCGAGCCAGGAGTTGATCTCTGCGGGTCCCGCTTTGTGGTCCACCCTCACGGTGGGGATGTAGTACACTGGACGCCTGTTGAGGGGAAGGTAGGATGGGTATTCGGTGTACGTGTAGCCGGAGATGCCGAGCAGGTCCATCGTCTTGCGGGACACGGTGGCAGACGTGAAAAGGATGCGGGGGATGCCCCGGGTGAGGAAGGACTCCGTCAGCTTCCCGGGCCAGACAGGCTCGAACTCCACCACGTTCCCCTTGTGCTCCGCAACCCAGTTGTCGGTGCGCACCCTCTTGAGCCTCTCCACCTTATACTTGAGGGACAGGAGCCTTACCGCCTCCTGATCGTCCACCCTCCCCGCCTTCTTTTTGTCGGCTATCTTGTCCTCGATGCGTTGAGCAAGGATGTGGCCCCAGGCCAGGTAGTAGTTCATCCCCTTCCCCGGTGGAGGAAACTGGCTCAGTCTGCTGACGTCGTCCCTCCGTATGGACACGGACAGGGAGCCAAGGAGCTGCTCCACCGTGTCGTGGGCCTCGTCGCACACCATTCCGGAAAACGGCCCCAGCACCTGCGCCTCGTTCGCGAACCAGAAGGAGTAGTTGGTCACCACCACCTTCGCATCCCTCGCCCTGGCTATCGCGTCGTAGTACTCGCACCCCCGTTCCTTGATGGGGCATCTGTACCCCCAGTGGCAGGGGCCGTGGCTGACCGGGTATCCACTGACCCTGCAGCGGTAGGCGGACTGCCCCTTCACCACGGAAATAAGGGACCCGAACTCCCCTGACAGCTGATCCTGCAGCCCCTTCGTCGACGTGAGGATGAGGGTCCTCCCCGGGGAAAGCAACGCTGCCGTCATGTAGCACAGGCTCTTGCCTCCACCCGTCGGAACCACCTGCACCAGCACGGACTGGCTCGGGGCGTCAAGCTGTTGCTGCAGGATCCTGTCCTGCCCGGGCCTCCATGCACTGAACTTTTCCGGCATCCCCATCTGCGCAGGAGTCTTCATACGTCACCTACTCCACGGGGTTCGGTCTTGCCTTCGCGGACCGCCAGTGAGGGCAGTCCAGCTCCTCTTCCAGTTCGTAGTACCGGGGGCACGGCGCAGACTCCCTGTTTCCCTCGAAGTGCACGCAGGACCTGCACCCCAGCTCCCCCTGGATCAGGGACCAGAGTATCTTCCTGTTTTCGCTCACATCCATGCTCTCACCCCCACAAATATCGCACACCACAGCAGTGCGGACAGGACGGTCGCCCACGCCAGGCACTGCCACGAGATTTGTCCCCTAGTCATCTTGTCCCTCCAGGATGTCCA